AATAAGAAACAGCGCAAAGATATGCTGCGTCATAAAAAAATTGAGTTTTTCCCATATATGAAACGTGAAGTCGGCATGGAGAATCTTTATAGTAAATTTGTTGAGGCGAAGAGTTAATGATTATTCACGGTGATTGCTTAATAGAAATGCAACGGCTGATTGATCAGGGCGTAAAAGTGGACGCGGTAATCACTGATCCACCATACCATCTGACATCAATAACAGAGCGGTTCGGTAAAGAAGGCTCTGCACCAGCCCAGCATGGAACAGATGGTGCTTTTGCAAGAGTATCAAGGGGGTTCATGGGTAAGGAATGGGATGGGGGAGACATAGCGTTCCGCGCAGAGACATGGGCTTTGTGCTTTGAGCTACTGAAAGCAGGGGGACACTTACTGGCGTTCTCTGGTAGCCGCACATATCACCGCATGGCAGTTGCGATAGAGGATGCAGGGTTTGAAATTCGTGATCAGATCATGTGGATATATGGCTCTGGATTCCCCAAAAGCCTGAACATTGGCAAGAAGATTGAAGGCTTGGAAGGCTGGGGAACAGCATTGAAGCCAGCCCATGAGCCTATAGTGCTTGCAAGAAAGCCAATATCTGAGAAATCCATAGCAGACAACGTGGTCAAGCATGGCACAGGGGCGATAAATATTGATGGGTGTAGAATAGAAACAGTTGAAAAGTTGAATATTGGTTCCAACAATAGAGACAAATGCGTTACAAATTTTGCTATGAAAGATGACAAAGATAGCCAGAAACAAAACGAATTGGGCAGATACCCAGCAAACGTAATACATGATGGCAGTGAAGAGGTTTTGAAAAGGTTTCCACAAACTAAAAGTGGAAAATTAACCAGTGAAAAAGTCTCAAGAACAACTAAAATAGCATATAACAGTGGGTGGAAAAAAACGGATGACAGCGAAAGAGTCTGGGGAGATGATTTTGGGTCAGCCGCTAGGTTTTTCTATTGCCCCAAAACATCCGCCGCAGAGCGTGAGGAGAGCGTTACCTCAAATGGAAGCGACAGAAACAACACGCACCCAACAGTTAAGCCAATAGAGCTAATGAGATACCTATGTAGACTTATAACACCAAAGGGGGGAACAGTGCTTGATCCATTTATGGGCAGTGGGTCAACAGGTCTGGCGGCAAAGACAGAGTGCATGAACTTTATTGGCATAGAGCGAGAGCGGGAATACTATGACATAGCCGCAGACAGAATAAGCAAGACATGGGTACAGCCAGATATGCTCTGATACACCACAAGACGTTGTGTCAATAAAGGGTAGACAACACAAAATATTGTAGGTAAATTAGGGCAACTCCGTAGTTTGGTTTGGTCGCCTACACTACAGAAATCGAAGGGGGCTGGGCGCAATGTTCAGTCCCTTTCTTTTTAGGCGTAGGTGTAATACAGTAATAATTACCTAGCAATTTTCGTGGTATCATTAAAAAGATGACGGAAAAAATTAAAAAGCCAGTTGGCAGACCCCCAAAACCCAAGGGCAAACAGCCCCCCAAAAATCCTGTGGGTAGGCCAAAGGTAGACATTGACCTAGAGCAACTAGAGAACTTGAGCCAACTGAACTGCACGATGCCAGAGATTGCGGCATACTTTAAGGTTCCGTTGAGAACGCTAGAGGACAAGTACACCAATGATCCAGCCGTAAGAGCGGCTATAGACCAAGGCAGGGAGTATGGAAAGCTATCTGTACGGCGCAAACAAATACAGATCATGGAAGAACATAACAATCCAACTATGGCTATCTGGCTTGGCAAGCAGCTTTTAGGGCAGCGGGATAAGCATGATGTGATAACTGAAGACCGTGGGGACACTGCACTTAGTGAAGCGTTTGCTATTTTGAATGATGTAGTGAGGAGCAAGACAGAGTGATGTCACCAGATGGCGGTCATACCCTTATCTCAGAAGATAAAATAGAGCGACTGAAGCAGATCACAGCAACGCTTGAAGGTGAAGAGGCTCATGCGTTTGCTAGTCAGGTCAGGTGGGTATCAACCGCTAGACATAAACAAAGACCTCCTGATGGCGATTGGTCAGTCTGGTTGATACTGGCAGGGCGTGGTTGGGGCAAAACAAGGACAGGGGCAGAGGATATCGTATCCTATGCTATGGCAACACCCAATATGCGGTGCGGGGTTGTAGCCCCTACACAGGGCGATTTAAGGCGTGTTTGCTTTGAGGGGCCAAGCGGATTGTTATCTTGCATCCCTAAAGAGTGTCTCTGGCAGGGCGAGGGAAACGCCTACAACCGCACAGCTATGGAAATCAAGCTATGGAANGGCTCAATCATCCAAGGATANGCGGCTATAGAGCCTGACAGGTTAAGAGGGCCGCAGTTCCACAGGGTTTGGGCTGATGAGCTTGCCGCGTGGCGATACCCAGATGCTTATGATCAGATGATGTTTGGGTTACGATTAGGTGAGAAGCCGCAGTTAATCATCACAACCACCCCAAGACCAACCCAAATCATAGTCAATTTAGTAAGGCGAGAAGGCAAAGACGTTGCTTTAACGCGGGGTAATACTTTTGAGAACAATAAAAACCTTGCTGAAAGCGCACTAAAGCAGCTTGAAGACAGGTACGCTGGGACAAGACTTGGTAGACAAGAGCTTTATGCTGAGTTGCTTGAGGATATTCAAGGGGCGTTATGGTCGTTTAAGGGCATAGAGGCTGACAGGATTCTTGTGAGTGATATGCCATTACAGTCAAGAATTGTTGTGGCTATTGATCCCGCCGTTACCAATACAGAAGAATCTGATGAAACAGGGATAATTGTTGCTGGAAAAGGCCGTGATAATAGATACTATGTAATTGACGATGTTTCTGGTAGGATGTCGCCTGACGGCTGGGGTCGCACAGCAATAGATATGTATTACAAATATAATGCTGACCGTATCGTGGCTGAAGTTAACAATGGTGGTGATTTAGTTGAGGGGCTTTTGAGGAACATTGATGAGAATGTTCCATATACTCCTGTTAGAGCATCAAGGGGCAAGCTAATAAGAGCAGAGCCTATTGCGGCACTATATGAACAGAACAGAGTGTCTCATGTGGGTATGTTCAAAGAGCTTGAGGATCAATTATGTTCCTACTCTCCCGCAAGTTCTAAATCACCTGACAGACTTGATGCCTTAGTCTGGGCGTTGACAGACTGAGCCAATCCAGTGGGACGGCTGTTTGGAGAATTACATAATGGCTGGCATCAGAGATTTTTTTAGTTTCCTACAAACCAAAACAGTAGAGATAAAAGAGGCACCACAGGTCGTTTTAAGCACGACAAATACCAGTCATTATCGCAAGGATAATTATGAAGCCTATGCAGATGAGGGCTATAGGCAGAACGCCATTGTTTATCGGTGCGTAAATGAGATTGCAAATGGCGCGGCTTGTATTCCATTCAAAGCATTTCAAGGCGATATGGAGTTAGACCAGCATCCTATACTAACTCTTTTGAACCGCCCTAACCCGATGCAAGCGGGGGTTGAGTATTTCCAAGCCGTATATTCATACTTGCTGTTGTCTGGGAACAACTACGCTATTCGCTCTGAAGTGGCGGGTGAGGTTCGTGAGCTTTATCTTTTAAGGCCAGACCGCATAAGAGTTAAGCCTAGCAAGACCACAACACCAGCGGGGTATGAGTATGTTATCGGGGGCAAGGTTGTTAAAACCTACGATGCCGATCCGCTTACAGGTGAATCCGAAGTAAAGCACATGAAGCTATACAACCCACTAGACGATTATTATGGGTTATCCCCTCTCATGGCGGCGTGTGTAGACATTGACAACCACAATGCTATCAACAAACACAACATCAGCTTGCTCAACAACGGCGCAAGACCTAGTGGTGCTATTGTATTTAAGCCGTCAAACGATAGGGGTTTACCTATCCAACTGAGTGATGGTCAACGGCAACAGTTACAGGATGATCTAAATGTTAAGTTTAAGGGTCCAGCTAATGCGGGTCGCCCACTATTATTGGAGGGGGATTTTGATTGGCGTGAAATGGGTCTTAGCCCTAAAGACATGGATTTTCTCCAACAGCGAAACATGGCGGCGAAGGATATCGCTCTGTGTTTTGGGGTTCCGTCTCAACTTATTGGTATTCCTGACTCACAGACGTATGCAAATGTCCAAGAAGCTAG